TGATAGGTCATATTGCAAAGCAATGGCCTATTGTGGGCAAAATTGCATGGGAAATTATCGACGCTTTCCGAGCATTGCGGGATTTCACAGTTGATGCTTTTACAGACATTTTGCAGTGGATCGAACATATACCCGAAGGCTTCCGTCAATGGGGCGAAATTCTATCAGGCTTGTATGCTAAATTTGAAGAATTTTTTCCTGGCATTACAGGGTTGATTGAAGATACTAGCGGCGCTTTGGGTATTAACCTGAAAATATGGGAAGGCTGGTTTAATGCTTGGTTTGTTGCAGCTAAGTTTACAGTTGAAACTTTTTGGAATGTGACCAAAGCAATATTTGAGTTGCTGGCAAATATAATTGTAAATCCGCAACATGCTTTCGAGAAATTCGGCGCAAGCATGAAGCAGGTTTTTCAGAGTTTCGGCAGCATTGGCGAAGGCGTAATTGCCTTGTGGCAAAAGATTGGCGATATTATTACCAGCACTATAGGCCGCGTTCAGGCTGCAATTGGCGGAATTAGCGGCGCGTTGCATGTTGGCGGCAATGTGTTTGGCGAAGTCAAAACTTTTCTGCATGATCGGTTTATACATTCGACATACGGGGGTGCGCTTCTGCCTGATCTTCCTGCGGCCCATGCGGCGCTTGCTGACAGCAACGTCCCCGCGTCCGCTCTATCGCCAGGCGCGATTCTAGCGGGCGTTCACGCGGGCGCTGGCGGGGCGAATGTAACCAATAACGTCACCGTGCAGGGTAGCACCATAAACGCCACCAGCGCCGAACCTGCCGCCATCGGCGCAGCCGTTGACGCTACTGTGGGCAAGCACATATCGACGGCCCTAAACCACTACGCGGACGGGGTATCTCATTAATGTCCGATAGCTCATCCGCGTATCAGCCAAGTGCCGCGTATGACGTGGTGGCGGTTTTTGACAACAATTTTAATCAGATATTTTCAAGCGGTTCGGGCAACGGCGCGCGACCGATTAAGGCGCGCATTGTCGAAAAAGCCAAAGTGTTGAAACATCCAATAGAAACAGGCGCGTCTATTGTCGATTTTCGCATCATTGAGCCTATAGAAATAACGCTAGATATGACGTTGAATGCTGCTGATTATGTCGCTACATACAACGAAATTAAGCAAGTGTTTCTTGGCAATAGCACTATACAGGTGCAAACGAAAACTGGTTTGTATCCGAATATGCTGATTGCGGAAATGCCGCATGACGAAGACGCAAATTATTTTGATACAATTGCAATTCCGCTTAGGCTTACAGAAGCGCAATTTGTCATTGCTTCTACGTCGCCATTACCAGCAAGCATGACGACAAAAAATAATGGCAACGTGACTGGAAAACCTGCTACTACTGCACAAGAAAATAATGCCAGTGCGGTTGCCGGACCGAGTGCGCTGGACAGCATTTTCTACAGTGGAAAATAAACATGCAAACGGTTGCGCTTTCTGCTGTGCCTAATCAAACATTTAGCACAACGCTAAATGGAAACCGTTATGACTTTGCCATATATTTGTGCAACGGTAGCATGTGCTGCGACGTATCGGTAAACGAAGTGACAGCCGTAAGCGGGCAACGCATTTGCAATGGCACTTTTATGATACCGTTTTTTGCATATTCAATACCAAATGGCAATTTTTTGCTGTTGACTACAAATGACGATTTGCCGGATTATACACAATTCGGCAACACGCAAACACTCATTTATCTTGATGAAGCCGAGATACAAGCCGCAGTAAATGCCGCGCCAACGCCACAAGAAAACTTGACAGCGTATGCACTTGCATGAGCGATAGCACGTCAATTTCAGGTGATATTTCGGCCATCGACGGGCGGCTTTTGACTGCACAAATTCAGATTAATAATGATCTTGTAACATTTGACCAAACTTTCTACATTCGTGCTAAAGGAAAGAAAGCAGCAAATGCTTTGCAAAACGAATGCGAGTTAGAAATCGCCAATCTTGATACAGCTACACGCAATTACTTGCTTACAGAAACGTCGCCTTTCAATCAGAACCGAACGCCCAAAATTTTGAACCTGTATGCCGGGCGGGTATCAACAGGTCCTTTTCTCGTATATACTGGCGACATAATGACTGTGGGCATATCGCAGCCGCCAGATATTATGCTTAAGTTGCAATGCGGAACCGGCCACTTCAAAAAAGGTGCGGTAGGACGGCGCAGCGGTGGCGCTAACACGAAGCTGTCAACACTTGCTGGAGCGGTAGCAAGCAATCTCGGCGTATCTTTGCGCATGGAAGCGCCGAACGTATCTGTAAAAAACTACAGCTATAGCGGCAATGCTCTTGACGAAGTGCAAGAATTAGCGTCAGCCGGTAGCGCGCAAGCCTACGTTGACGATCAGCATTTGATTTTGAAATCTGTAAATGTGCCGCTAAGCGGTTCTGTGCTAAATTTGTCTGCACAGACTGGCATGATAGGCGTGCCAGAAATTACAGAACAAGGTTTGAAAGTCAAATTTCTTTTTGATGGCAGCGTAAAACTCGGCGGCGCTATCAATATAACGAGTGTTCTAAATCCGGCTGTAAATGGGCTTTTCGTGATATTCAAGCTGGATTTTGAGCTATCAAGCCGAGAGATTGAATTTTATTACATTGCGGAATGCTTGAAGGCTAAAACATGACCGGCCCGATACCACCGCCTGACCCTACCGCACTGCCGGGTTATGATTACGCGAACAAAGCAACTCTTGTAGGGCTGCTTGACCAATTGCGTATGACTATGCTAAAAAATACTGACGACATGCTGCCTGCCACAGTTGTAAGCTATGACCGCGTAAACAATATGGCGACAATTCAGCCAGCCGTTCACATGGTGACGACTACAGGCCAGCTTGTAGGCAGGGCTTCGGTTGCGAGCATTCCAGTGCTGGCGCTAGGCGGTGGTGGCTTTTTTATTAGCTTTCCGCTTGTCGCAGGTTCGCGCGGCTGGATTAAGGCAAACGATAGAGATATCAGTTTGTATATTCAACAATCAGCGGCAGCCGCGCCAAATTCGCAGCGAATGCACAAATTTGCTGATGGCCTTTTTATTCCTGATATAGTCAACGGATATACGCTATCTGATGATGACGCGAATAATATGGTTATTAGTAGCATCGACGGCACCACAAAAATTGCGCTAGGCGAAAACCTAGTAAATATCTATGCAGCAAGCGGAGTTGTCAACGTAAACGCAGAAACAATAAACTTGAATGGCACGCTTGTTATTAACGGGACTGCATATCTTGCCCACATGCATATAGACGCTGGTGGCGAAGGTGATAGCGGGCCGGTGGCGACATGATGCAAACGAACGGGCTGGCAAGCCAAAACACAAGCCTTGCGTTGAATGCAAACCATGATTTGTATTTAGATGCATCGGGCAATGTGGTGCTGGTAACTGGCGTGGAAGCAGTTGCGCAAGATTGTCAATGCGCGATGGCGGCACAGTTGGGCGAAATGATTTACGAGCCACAGAACGGCTTGCCTTATCTGACTGACGTTTTTTTACAGACTAATTTGGTCAAATGGGAAGCAGCCGCGCGGACTGCTATTTCCGCAGTGCCGAGTGTGGTGCAACTGAAATCTATAAGTTATTCAATAGCTAACAACGCATTGTCTTACGTTGCTACTATTCAGACTATTTACAGTCAGTTTATTACAGTCAGTGACACAGTTACAGGTAGCGTAGCATGAGCGATACCACTTACCAGTATGTCGAAAATACCGGCATAATTGTTGCCGATACGTCAACTGTGCTGACTGAAGTGCAAGGCGAATGGACAGCCGCGTTTGGCGATGGATTGAATATTGATAGCTCTACACCGCAAGGTGTTATGATTTCTGCTGAAGTTTCTGCGCGTTCAAATGTCATAAAAAATAACGCAGCGGTTGCTAATCAGATAAATCCTAATCAAGCTGAAGGTGTTTTTCTGGACGCTATTTGCGCGCTGACCGGACTTGAACGAAACCCTACTACTTACACCACAGTTGAAAACGTATTGCTTACTGGTGTGCAGAATACGCTTGTTCCTGCTGGCAGCTTGGTAGAAACCGCAGCGGGCGACCAATTCGATTTGACTGCTGACGTGACCCTTGAGACGTTCAACGGTAGCACCTGGACCGGTATCGGTGAATTTCAGGCAGTGCAGGGCGGTCCGGTGCCGTGCGGGACCGGCAGCAATGGCTTGGTTAATTTAGTGACTGACGTGCTTGGATGGGAGACGGTCAGCAACGCCAGCGCGGGCGTTGTGGGCACCTTACAACAAACGGATGGCGTGCTACGCGCCTTGCGTCGGCAAACCCTGTTCCTGCAAGGCGTCAGCCTTATAGGGGCTATATTGTCCGCCGTGGCTGACATAACAGGCGTTATTGGTTTTCAAGGGCTGGAAAATTATACCAGCGCGCCGCAAACAATCAGCGGAGTTTACATGGTAGCAAATTCAGTATGGGTGTGTGTCGATGGCGGCGCGCAAGCTGATATTGCAACTGCGCTGCTGGTAAATAAATCGCTAGGCTGTGCATGGAACGGCGCGCAATCTGTTAGCGTCATAGAACCATCAAGCGGACAAACCTACACAGTGCTATATGACGTGCCTACTTCTGTTCCTTTGCTAATCAGCGTCACAGCAAAACAAGGTTCTTTTGTCGGCAATCCTACAACTGCCATAATGCAAGCAATTATTGATTTTGGCAACAATGCTATTCAGCCCGCCGATCCTAACGCTGAACCGGTGCAAGGCTTTGGCGTCGGTCAAAGCGCATCGCCTTTTGAAATAGGCGCAGGCATTACGCAGGAATGTCCTGGTATATATTTGCGTGCAATTCTGATTTCAACGGTAGCAGCTAACAATTTGCAACCGGATGAAATACCGCTAGACATATATCAGAAAGCAACTATTACAGCCGATGATATAACTATCGTTATCGTCACATGAGCGACACAATAGAAGCACAGAATGGAATAAGGCAATTCGATTTTTCAGTCGATTTGCTCAACTCTATTCTTTGGGAATATAACAATTCCGAAACTCTTAACGCGCTCATCAGTGCTAAGCAAACTTGGTATAATAATGAGCAAGCTGGATTTTGGGAAAGCTGGATAACAGACGTTTTTGACTTGCGCACATGCAACACGTTCGGGCTAATTGTGTGGGCAATCATTCTTGGAATACCGATTACATATATTTTGCCTGCGCAAACAACGCCACCGACAAACCCTTTTGGTTTTGGGCCAGACACAATAGGCGGCACACCAAACGGCAATGGTAACTTTTTTGCGTCAAACTTTTTTGGCAGCGGTCAAACGCAAACGTTTATACTGTCTGAAGATCAGCAACGTATATTGCTGCAAATGCGATATAGGCAACTTGTCGCTCGCGGCACTGTGCCAGAAGTCAACAAAATTTTTGCTGACTTGCTTGTCCCCGATTACGGGCAACTATATGTTATCGACAATTATAATATGACGATGAGCATAGTTGCACCGAACGGCTTTCCGTCGTTTCTGTCATTTTTGTTCACGCAATTTGACATTGTGCCGCGACCGGCGGGTGTTAAGCTGTTGCTTGTAAATGCCAGCTATCAAGCATTTGGTTTTGGGCCGGACAGCGGCACAGGATCGAACGGCAATCTCAATTTCTACTATTCCAACTTCACGATAAATTCTCTCTGACAGCCCGCAAGGAAACGTTATGAACCAACATTATTTTGCCGTTCCGTTTGCAGTTGAAGGCGACTTGCAGGCAATTCCGAATGCAACCGATCCTAACGGCTACGTTAGTTACAATCAGGGTTTTACCTATGATTATCAACGCGATTTGCAGACTGATAATCTTGCAAAGCAGATACAGCGCGTTACGATCAATCAGGCTTACAATGACATTACTACCGCGTTGCAAAATATTCAGCAATATGGAACGTCAGAGTTTATTTATTCAGCCGACAATCAAGGCACTGCATTTGCGTATGATATTTATGCGTTGTGTCGATATTCGGTTAGCGGCACTTCGCCTTTCGGTTTGTTTTTATCAACAGTTTCAGCTAACACAAGCCAACCTGGCACTGCTGGCAGTTGGGTGAATGTTGGCAAGGCGCTTGCCAATAGCGGCGCAATTCAGCCTATTATTGCGCTTAATAATGTCGGTTTACCTGCTGTCAGCACGTCTTATCCTTGCGTTATTACTTTTACGCCAAGTTGCGAGGGGTTTGTTGACGTATCAGCTTACTCGGCAATTGGAAACGGGCTTACACCAGTTGAAGGTTTTTACACAAATTTGACTATTACAGGCAGCGGAGTTTCAAACGCGCAAGGAACAGGCGAAACAGCAGACCCGCAAAATGTTGCTGTAATGGCGTTTGGCAGCGCCAAAGTTGCTGCCGGAAGCCTTGTAACAGTGACCGCGACTGTCACTACGCTTGCCACTTCGTGCGGCCCGTTTCAAACAAATCTGAAAGTTGCCTTTATTCCGGCTGGCGGCAACGCCACTTAGCTGCTATGATTTCTCGCCATCATTCCGATGGTCACAATAACGTGAAAGCAATTCGCATGTCTCAAACCAATCCGCCAACCCCAACGCCAATTGCTCTTGAAGTGCCCTATGATATCATCGGCCCTGCGCCTGGTTATGCGACGCTCTACATCGAAATCCAGAACAGTGACGGCACAGCCCCCGCGCTCGAAAACGATCCATCGACGGAATTTCAGAATGCCGTGGTTATCGGTGGCGTCACGCCGAATGCCGGTGCCAACGCTGATTTTCCAACAGCGACATATCCTTATGTCGGGACTCTGACAGCGCAGGTGGCAGGATCGGCCCTGATTGACCTGGTGGCGGACGGAGTTGTGTGTCAACAATTTGAAGTCACGGTCACACAAGCGCCGCCAGAGACCGCCACCGTGCCAGCAACCGGCATTGTGGTTACGCCACCCGGCTGACGACAAAAGAAGCCCGATGCAGCAGGTGCAGTTGCTTGCATCGGGCTTCCCTGTGGCCACCCCTGGCGGACGGTTATTTATCGCGGTAAACGCGCGCGCCCGGAACCCCAAATTCTGGATCAACTTCGATAAACCTGATCACAAAATGGCGATCAGGATATTTCTTGTTAGCCTTGCTGACATTGCCGCCAAGCGCACGCGCGGGGTTGGGAATATCCTCGTTGGCTTTCACGAAAAACGAATCGTAGCCGTCGGGGTTCGGCGGTTCCAAATCGCTGAACGGGTATTTTTCCGTTTTCGGTCCGCGTGCCACGCGCGTCTCTTTTGAGGCTGCCGGGACAGCTACAAAGCGCGCTGCTGACCTGGTGACATACAACGGCGCTTTAGCCGTTCGCGAGCCGCGTGGCCTTCCACGGCCGCGCGCCGCCGGCGGCGATTGTTCCGTAAACGCAGCTTCTGCCTCGGCTTCTGCCTCGGCTTCTGCCTCGGCTTCTGCCTCGGCTTCTGCTTTTTCCGGAAAATATTCTAGCCCTTTCACCGAAAGCCAATAAGCAACTTGTTTGCTGTCATCCGGATTAACAATCTTAGCATCCGAGACAATCAACCCTTCGCGAGTCAAAATTCCGATAATCGGGTTTTTCGGGTTCGCGAATTTATAACCGTCATCCGATTTCATCCCGTCCCTAATGGCAGACAGCACCACCATCAGGTTATTCGCAAGCGGCGCAATAGTCATAAACGCATCCTTTTCTCATGGCAAAATTGCCAGCGCAGGCAGTATGCAGCTATTCAAACGATATTGTCAACTGACTATTGCGTCTTTTTTGAAACCCGATATCTTCCAACATACCGACTGCAATATCACAATAGCGTGAATAATCAACGTCGTCTGGAAATTTAGACGGCAACGTCATGCAAGGCTTCGCGCCGTCAGTATTGGCAACCTTGTTTCCAGATTTGCAAGCAACTATACAGCCTAAAATATTTTTAGCATAGTAATACCGCACAGTTTTGCCCAAATACTTGCCGTCTTTCTGTCCGCCACCAGTAACTTTTCTAACAGTGACAAAACGCCGCAAGTCTTGGCAACTCGTTATTGTGTCAACTATCGGCACGCCTTTGCCTATGTGGGCAATAACCGCGTCGGCGCATATCAATGCTTCTGGGTTTTTAGAAAGCGGGCTATTCAGCGCCGATCCAACTTCCGAATAAATGCCTTTTACCTTCTTTTTGCCTTCAACTGTAAACCCTATATAATTGTTTACGTCGCGAGCATACAGGCATCGGTATTCAGTTTCTTCTGTTTCAAGCCCTGTTAATTGTTCCCATTCTTTCCATACTTCAACAAAAGCTGTGTAATGCTTATCAACAACTAATGTAACAATGCCGTCAGTATTTGCTGATGCGACTATAAACTTGCGCAAAGTCAACGCTTCTATCGCCATTAGCAAACTAAGCTGACCTGTCAACGTAGTATTGACCATGTTCTTAGGCGAATACAACGGGCTAAATGGATCAGATTTTTTGCCAAACGTGCCGTTGCTGGCAATTTTCAAGCTATCGGCTGTAACTTTATCGCCTGAACGTTTGGCTTTATAGCGTTTGTCAACAATAGCTTGCAACGCTTCTAGCTCGCCTGGTATGTCTGAAAAACCATTCTTCAAAATCAAGTTAGGATAATAGCCTGTTACGTCGCGGTCTATTATGCGAAAAAAATTTGTAGCAACTAAAGCCTGCGATTTTTCCTGACTGTGCAATCCGCCCATGCCGATTGCATATCGCTTACCGCCAATTTCAAAGCATCTGCCTTCAATCGACTTAGGGCAAATAACGTGACCGGATGGACCGATTTCTATTTCAGCATCTTGGATTTCTTTTAGTATAGCGTTGTATTCTGGATTTTGAAACTTTACATACGCTGGCGCGGTATAGCTAAACACATTGCCCACATGCTTTGTGAAGTCAACACGTGGCGGCGCTTTGCCTTTAATTCGTGCAATTTCAGTGCATATAATTTCTTGCGCGAGCTGTGCGTCCGAACGACTGCGCAAATCTTTACCAAATTCTTGCGACAACGCGGCGCGCAACTCAAGATGAGGCGACAACTCGCGCAATAACAACTCTGTGTTGTCAAGATCATTGAAGCAGTAGGTTCGCGTAATCGCTATTTCTTCAGGCGTCAACACCTTGTCAGGATGAAAAGGTAAATCCTGCATGTGTGGGCAATGCAGCCTAGCCGCATAAGTTTTCAAGCTACCGGTCAATGGCGCTACATCGAAAAGGTCTATGCAATTGTTTTTATACATAAACGTATCAAATGACTTCACCACGTCATACGGACGCTGGCGGTTTTCGATGATCTCAACGGTTGCTTGTTTTAAGTTTGCAACAGTAGCTTTGCCGCTAATAGCTATGCTTATTATCGGCAAATCGTAATTAAGCCAGTTGAAACCGACAACGCAAAAATTGTCTAGCATCCATTGTAGCCAATCCGTTTGTATTGGCTGATCAGCAACACTTTCAAAATACACATACTTGCCGCTATCAATATTCTTGAAAGCAGCAAGAAAATAATTATCAAAACTTTCTACATCACCGACGAATACGCCACGCTTAAGTGCAACTAATTCGTCAGTTGTGTAGAATTGTAGGTCGCTCATTAGGTGGTGGTTTTCGATTTGCTTTCAGGAAAAAATAGCTTTTCGCACTCGGCGGCTTTGTTAATAATCTTCAATATTTCTGACGTATCAATACCTTCTGGCACTATATATTCTTTCACGTAAACAAAAAGAATTGTCAATGCATTTTTTTGTGCATCGGTCCAATTCAACTCGCCTGGCGCATATTCCTTAAATTCTGGCTGCTTGTCTGTATCGCAGACTTCCAAGCGGGCAGCTACGCGCCGCAATCCGCTTGCCAGCCCGCCGAAAGGCGAAGGCTGATCGGGCCGCATCATCAAAACCCCGTCGATGACTTTGCCTTGAAGCTGTGCTAATTCCCATGCAAGCAGCAACGCCCTATCGTGCGCTCGTTTTTCAATAGGCAGCGGTTGAAAATGGGCAATGCTTTTAGGTGTCAGCGTCATTTTATCAATGCTTTCCCATGATGACACCGCGAACGCGGCTGGATTTGAACGCTGTAGGTTCATCTTTTTTGTCTGGCAACTTTACAAATTCAGCAAACGGAAGCGCCATTTTCCAGTATGCGTGACTGAATTTATGCCCTTGCGGCAATCGCTCCACCAAATACGACGCTGCCGCATGCTCAAGATTTTCGCTTGTCGATAACGTTCCCAAATGAAAGACGATTGTGTCATTTTCGACAAACTTCGCGACGGCGGTAAGCGCATCAGCAAATCCTATCCATAAAGGGTTGAAATCGCCAGCCATAGCTTTCTCGAAAATAGTCACAATTCTGTCAGGCCATTCGCCCGATAACAGCCTGCTTTTTAAGAAAGAATTGTCATCAAAATAGAAAGTTATAGAGTTAGCAGAAAACCCAAAACTGACAAGCGGCTTTTCAATTTTTGCCAGCGTTTCAACTGTCTTTTTTGGAATATTCATGCTATGCGGCAAATGAAAACCGTGCCAATATTCCATACCAATTGCGCCATTGGTGGCAATCATCGACTGCGATCTAAACCAAATAGATTGATCGTAAATCCTATCGGTTTTGCCGTTGCACAGCTTTGCCAGCACGGTAAATCCTGTAATAACAGATTGGCCTAGTTGCCCACATGCTGCATCCGGCACGCGGTCAGCTATAGTGTCGTTTGGAAGCAATGGCACAACTCCGCGAAAATTGCCTGATTTTATCGACAATTCGCGGTCATTCAACTGCACCATTTGCATTTGATGTGCCGGGCTGCACTGTATCAATGCAGAGTGAAATTTGTCCGCGTGAAGCACAAGGTGCAAGTCGGTTTCAACGGGAACGCCAATGCAAAGCGTATCGTTTTCAGTAACCACGAAGCCATTTTTGACCGTAGCAAACTGCGACAATCCAGAATTATCTTCTTTGTTGACAGCGATGCACGCGAATTTGAGCGCGGCAATCAGCTTTTCGCGTGCATCGTTATCGGTCGTCTTTTTAGGTCCGCGTGCCACAGCCTAATTAATACTTCTTCCCATGCTCGCCCAATCTGTGGGCAATCGTGTGATCTTCGCGCGTGTAGTTGTATTGCATTTTTTCATACCACGCATTGGCAACATCCAAGCCGTAACCGCTTGCCAAATCCATGATACGAATTATAGCATCAGCTAATTCGACTTCTACCATTTTGCGCGCAGGCAGTTTGTCATCCATCAAATTTTTGCGATGGCCTTCAAGAGCTTCTGATAATTCAGAATGAACCAACGCAATAATTTCACCAAAATTGCGTTCAATGCGTTCGCCAGTGTGAATATTAATCCACCATTTTTCGTTTCTGCGATGCACAACGGCAATCGCTTTTTCAAATAAAGCGCGAAAAGCCATCATAGTATTATGTTCGATCAACTCAATCTCTGTTAGCTTATCAGCTTCATGTATGTTGTGCATTTCTTTTTTCCTTCTGTTTAGCTTGCCATGCGCGCGATTTAATTGCTACACACGGCTTGCATGATGTATGGCGACCGTCTTTGTTATCGTGTTTTAACGGAAAGTCACGCAGCCACTTGACTTGCTCGCATGTTTTGCACGCTTTGCGCATTAGAATGGCGGTTCTTCGAGCGAAAAAGCCTCGCAACGCTGACTTGCGAATGCAATTATTGCCATCGGTGGCGTTATTTTGAATTTGTTGCAATTGCCATTAGTGAGATTGACATGTTCACAATCCATGCATGTCTTTGCCGGTGCAGGGCCGGGTTCTGGCGGCGTAGGTTCGGCAGCCTGAACGCTGTTTAGTAGCCCTTCGGCCAGCGTCACCATATCCTTCCGAAGCGCGTGCAGGGCCGCGTCCAAGGCGTCACCGAACCACGCCATAGCCTCCGCGTCGGCATCAGCCCCAGCCACGTCAGGCGCGGCAGGGGAAGGCTGTGCAACCGGTTCTGACGGGGGCCAGGTGGTGGCAGTAGCGCGCTGTGCAGGCTGGGGTGCGGTTCTGACCGGTGACGGGCTATCAACCGGTGCAGCCGGGCCGGATGCCTCTTTTTTCGGTCGCCCGCGCCCGCGAGCGACTGGCGGTTCAATTGCTGCTGTTGGCATTCGCATTTGCATTTCCTTTTGATAGGCTTCTGTGCATTGCACAGACAGAAAAAGTTTATTGTATTTACCGCGAACGGTCAAACTGTAAGCAGTTTTTTCGATAACTTTTTCGTTAGACCATTCGTTTTCGCCAACTTCCACTCGCACAATATCGCCAATAGCGATGCGCTCCATAATCCGCGTGGCAAGCTGTGCATCCATCATTTTAACCATTACCAGCCATATTCGACAATCTCTGGATATTTCCGGTTTACATGAACCTTAATGGTTTTCGGTGGTATCAGCTTATCAAAATGCTGCATGGCGTCGGCCACCGTCGCAGGCATAAATCCAGCGTCAGGAAATCTCTGCCTCCACCAATCTCGCGCCCGCTTGGCGAGAAAACCCGTCGCCTCAATGGCGACAAATTCCACAAACTGGCGCAGCCCACATATATAAATTGCTTTTATAGTAGGCTTGTCTGTTGGAGTTGCGTTTTTCTTAAAATATTGCGTATAAAGAACTTGTTGCACTTTGAACGTTTCATATATAGGCAAATCACTGCGAACAAGCGGTTCTTCTGATGCCTCTTTTTTGAAGCCGACGCGAATTTCAAACGGTTCTCCGCATGAAACGCAAACGACTGCGCGAGCATGGTTGTAAGCATCGCATACAGGACATATTTTCACCGGCATATCGCCAGCGCCTTTTACCTTTTGCTTAGGAATATAAGGGTCATCTATGGTGCCAAGACGGCGCGAGTTGCCACCATGATCGGTCACAAGACAGTTTTCTTTGCGCCAGCCGTTGGTTTCAAACGGTCTTGTGCCGCGTCCGAGCATTTGCACCCATAGACCAACGCTTTTTGTCGGTCGCAACATGACAATGTGGTCTATCGGAGGATGATCAATGCCGGTTGTGCAAATGCCATTATTTGTCAGCGTATCTAATTCGCCTGAAAAAAATGCACCCATGATGCCGTCGCGTTCAGCATCAGACATTTTAGAATGCACAGCGGCAGCGCGCAAACCTAAATGCTTGAACATATCGGCTGCAAGAATAGCATGCTCTACACCAGTGCAGAAAACTAGCCTGCAATTGCGATCATGTCCGCGCGTCAGGCTTTCTTGAATAGCAGCCCATGTTATTTTTTCATTGCTAGTTACTTTATTCAACTCACTTTTGCTGAAATCGTCGGCAACGCTGCGCACTTCTGACACGTCATACTCTACGGCGGTGCGGCGGGCGACCGGTGGCACAAGATAATTTTCGTCAAAAAGCCTGCGATATCCTTCAATGGTGCAAATATCATAGCAAACGTCAGTAAATATCGGGCCGTTGGTCAGCAATCCTAGTGCGGTTCGCCACTTAGTTGCGGTAAAACCGATGACTTTCAAAAATGGATTGCGATGCTTCAACTGCGCGATAATGCGCAAATATCCGCTATCGTCACCGTCGCTTACTAGATGGCATTCGTCTATAAGCAGCAAATCGATATGGCCGAACGCTTCAATAATGTTGCGAACGGACTGCATATTTCCAAACGTAATAGGATAATGCAAATCGCGTTGCTTCAAACCGCTTGAATAAATACCAACTGGTGCATGTGCCCACATGCGTCGCATTTGCTGCGCATTATTCTGCACCAATTCTTTGACGTGCGTTAGGCACATTATGCGCTGGTCAGGATACGTTTTCAGCACAATTTCAAGAAATTTGGCTTGCACTACGCTCTTGCCGCTACCTGTGGGCAGTGCAATAATTGGGTTGCCGTCATTCGACATAAAATAGCTGAACAAGGCTTCTAACGCGGCAGTCTGATACCATCGCGTATCTAAAGTTGTCAGAAATTTGTCAGGCAATGTCATGTGAAAGCCACCCATTCACGGCAGCCATTTGGTATTGCATCATGCGGTATTATTGCATTCCATAACTGACAACGCCATGCACCGTTTTCGACTGGCACGCTGTTTTTACAGCTACGGCAATTGTAATCTGGCAATTCGCCACGGTGACATATTCCTGCCATTGAACAATATTTGCAGTCAAAAAATGCGTCGCTTGCTGCTATTTTTGGTGGCAATTGCGGCGCAGTTATAACAGCTTGCGCTTTTTTCTCTAGCATGCGCCCTAGAGACTTGTCTAATTCCAGTATTTCAATGTATATATTATCATCGTTTTTGCAGTTGGCAAAATATAACCCGTAGTCGTAATTAAGCGCCAAGCCATATACGCACATTTGCTCATAGTGTTTAGGCTTCGATTGCTTTACACCATGTTCCTTCAAATTCGTAAAAGACTTTAGGTTATGGGTTTTCATTTCTAGCAAAAATTCAGGCAGATTGTCGTATGGCAGCGTGACCTTGCCGTCTGCTGAACCGCCCCAATGTCCGTTGCTCGGAATACGAAATTGCTTGCCCGTCACCGGATCATACGGCAACGCCTTAGCACCGATAAGTTGCAGCCATTCAATTATGCGCGGTTCTGTGCGGTGGCCTGTATCGAATAGTCGCAGCATTTGTCCGCTAAAAGTTTCGCGATGCATCCAGCGAAAGCTGTAAACCAGTTTACGAGTGCATTTTTCGCCTATCTCTGACGCGCCTAAATGGTCGCGCGGTTCACCTGCATAGTGCTTTGCACATGCTGCTTCAATATCAGCTTTTATCTTAGCAGCGAGTGCTTTGCGGTCAGCGCCAGAAAGTCTAATCATTTTCGTCCGGTGCAAGTGTAATTGCGTGGCATATTTCAGGCTGTTCTGACGTTTCTTCAAATAATGGCAATTGCCGCCATTTACCGTTGTTATTTTGACGCCAATTTCTCATTTGATTAGCACAGACAAACGCTTCTGTTGCTTTGGCAGCGTCGTCTAGTGATGCTTGCCCGTTGCGTATCATTCCAAGGCGTCGCAATGCCCACGCTTCAACGGTAGCTGGCGCGCTCGGATCGCGAGCAAGCAGAATAAACATAGGCTCATCAGGCAACGCTAATTCGTAACAATCGAATTGCCCTGGTTTTTCTTTGGTGCCCATTTAACCCCCAGCGCCGGGCGATTTCTCGCCCGGCTTTGTTGAATTTACCGCGCCCAACTCGGCTTATCTGACGCGGGCTGTTGCGCCCATGATGGTGCATTCGCGCCACCGCCCGGTGGCTGCTGTTGGGTAGGCTGTCCGCCACCCCATGATGGCTGATCGGCTGGCGCGGCCTGTTGGGCCGGATATTGCTGCTGTGGCTGCGTCTGGCCACCCTGCGCGCCCCATGATGGGCCACCGGCTGGTTGCTGTTGGACGGGCGGTGCCGCTTGACGAATCGGCCCGCGACCCTGCATGTCCAACACCTGCTTGACTTCGGTATATTTTTCGTTTGCCGCTTGCACATCGACGACAACAACAAACGGCTTGCCAAACAATTCGGCGCAATCCTGGCCTTCTCCGGTTGCATTGAGTTGATAAATGCCGATCACATGACAGAGTGCAGAGAGTTGCCGCCCGGCAATTTCTGCCGCTTGCTTGTTTTCGTTCCACAAATTCAGCCGATAATCGCCAGACTGGCCTTTGTGTGGGCCGTCGATAATTTCCAACGTCAGCACAAGCATACCGCTGTTGTTGTTGTCTTTCACGCCTTTTCGAGACGATTTACGAATGACAACAGGGTATGTGCCCACAGGCAGGGCGGTTGAACCGGTTGCAGGATCAACCTGCGTTGCATCAAACCAAGCCATACTGTTTTATCCTTCTATTACAAACGCAGCAAGTTTGCGCGCTGTGGTTATAGTATCTTCCGCCACGTCAGAAAGCACATCAGGAAGTGCATAATTTTCCAACAAAGCTAACACGATTTCGTGACGAATGTTTTCAGCACGTTGTTGTTTTGCGATAGTTACAGCGTCACTATGCTCCATTATTGCACCCCATAAATTTTACGAATAAGCGCGCCTAAATCCGGTGGCTCCCATAGCTCCAGATTACCTAGACGATTTCGGCAGCTAATTGCCTGTTCATTTTCCCGGCACATTAGCCCCGTAAATTCTGCGCCTGACGCGGCATCGCGCCAGCGTTTCAAAAACAAAACATTGTCGAAATGATATGGCAATGCCGGACCTAGCTTCGGAACCACCGCGAATGGTTCAACGATTTTGCTTTCCGGGTTTATCATCGCTTTGCATGTCATCACGATATGCTTGCCAGGAATTTCCAACGCCTTTTTGACTACTTCCATAGTTTCGGCTGTTGTTTCTGGCGAAAACTTGCGCGGATCGCGCGATATTTTTTTGCGCGCTTCCAGAATATTTTCCGAGCATGCGGATATGCTGTCCCAGCCTACAGACTTGTATTTGCGCGTTTCTGCGCTTTCTGCAAGCCATTTGCATACATCAATACTTTCGCGATAATCGCGCGCGACAACGTATGGCAAATTGCTGCTTTTTAGAGATAGCAAGCCCGGCTCACTGCTGACAATGATAGGGTCAGGCAGCGTTGCAAGTATCGGCGTTTTGCCTGCGCCTGCCATGCCGTAGAGCAAAATTGAACAGTAATCTGTCCCAACTTTGCCAGTGTAATAAATTTTCATACGTGCGACGCCGCGATAAAGATAGCGATTGCAATTATCAGTAGTGCAGCGTCGCGCATATTTTTACTTCGCCACCGATGTTGAAGGCTTTTCGGCTGCGCGCAATGTGATCGCATTTTCGATGCGCAGCATGTGGGCAGTCTGATCGGCATGATTGCTTTTGACCAACGCAGTCAATGCATCAATTTTTTCGCTCAATGCATCTGTGGTGGCAGTCGATGCCGGACGGGCTGGCGTGGCTGCTGGTCGGACCGGAACCGGCGCGGGTTTGCTGGCATAGCCGGTAAACCGTTCTCCAACCTTCAGCGTGCCCCCGCCAGGCTTCGGCGGGCTATGTGTGGCATTGCCGGGATGCACGCCCGTCGAATTAACGACTGGCGTAGCTTTTACAGGTGTTGTTTGGGTTGTCATTCGTCTGTGTCCTGTTCCGAAACAAGCGCCAATGTCGGCAGCGCCCGTTTGATCGTTAGCACGCTGCTAAATATTTGTCGCGCTTCAAATGGCAACGCTTCATAGGCTTTCACATTCAGCTTTGGCGCCCATTCAATTAAATCACCTATTTGCAAATCAGGAAATAATCTAGACATTTCCTCTAATTGTGCAGTCAAGATGTTGTGATCTTTTTCGAGTGTATAATTCAACTTGAATGTGCCAACAACTTCACCGCCAAGGGCGTGATATCTTCCAGGTTCAGGCAACACGTTCCATAAACGGTCAATCAGCATGACGCGCAACGCAGCTTCGTCTTTTTTATTTTCTTTCAACCTGCGTTTGGCAATCAGCCAAGCGGAAAAAAGAAACGACAAATTAA